AAAAATCTTTGAAGGTTTTCATACCCGACGAGTGAATGCCTTCACCTTCGGGCAATAAGAGCCGTTGAACCTATCTATCTTCCACGGTAACGGGTTCTTGGCATAGATACCCGCTTAGACATGAAGGAATGGAAGATAGATGGGTTCTGGAGTATTTCGTCATAGTTACTGGATTAGTACCGACTCCAATTTCCCGAAGGAAGGAGGCAATACAGAATCACTTCTTACGCCGTGCCTCTTTGTGTGCCTGTCGCATGATAGATACATGCTTGGAACGCGGTTTCGCTTTGGCTATACGACGATAGGCAGCAGCAAACCGACGATTGTAAGCAGAGGGTCGGCGCTTGCGCTTGGGCTTCTCCTGTGATAGGGTTGAGCCTTCACTTTCCCGCTCGGAATCTATCAACCGACGGAAAGCAAGATACTCATCCATCGTCAGCATCATGTCTCGCATACGAAGACCTCAGACGCTGAGCAATTCGCTTTGTACCAAGGCACTGTAAATACTGCCGTCGGCCCTTGCACGGGCGCCGAATATTTTACAGGAAGCTGTCTTGAGATTGGTGTTGTTTGTAGAGTCCACTTGAAGGAAGAATTGATTGGTCGCAATGATTCCTAGATATGGGAGATCGCCAGTTGGAGTTTCTCCGGACATGCGAGAGAATCCCACACCGCCATCAACAAATCCACCAGCACGAATGGCATCCAGTGATTCTGCCATGACATTGGTGTCAGCGATTGTTCCAAATGTCGCACGAGAAGTTGAAGAAACACTTGCTCGACATTGAGTGTCTGTTGCAGTGATGGCGTCGGGTGGACTGACATTTAGATCAACTGCGTACACAACAAACACTTCTTGGTTGAGTGGGTCAAGTTGTAAATCTACTTCCAACTGAGTGAAAGCATTCGGGGCGGCTTGTGCGACACTGGCTCCAATGGTAATGAGGCCGGATGTTTCTTTGAGTCCTTTAGGCATGGTGTAGCCAGCAACACCCAGTGTAAAAAGGTTACTTTATCGTTATATCTCGCCAACCCCTAGTTGAATTACCGGCGAACATTACACCGAAGGGCGCAATGATGGAACTGTGGCGGTTCCGGAGCGTCTTTTACGTAATGTCGTTCGGAGGTAACTGACATGAAACTGATACTGATATTGACAATGAGCGCAGTGGCTTTCTTGGCCGCAAAGAAAAAACCCCTATTTGGGCAAATGACATTGACCGGAATGCTTGCGGTTGACTGGTTGAAAGACGGAATGGAAATTGATGTCCGGAAAATCACCATGGGCAACCCGCAATTCATGACGAACGACTGGAATATACCTGAATGGGCGATTGAGAAAACAACTGTCGGACTACTATTCCCGAAAGACGAATGGGCGAACCCGATTTTTGTTTCCCAAAACTCGGTTCTCCAGTGGCTAGAGGCCAAATGCGCTGAATGGGAAGCCGCTGGCGCAACCGTTTCCGGAAATAAGCACAGTGCGACAATTGAGTTCGGCGATGATTGCATCCCGATGACATTTAACCGTGAGAAGAAGGGCGGAAAGTTCGCCCGATACATCTGCGAAATTAAGTGACGACCCCTTGAGTTCCACTAGAAAGTAATACGAATACATATTCGACGCCGCCCCCACTATCTCTTCGGAGGTGGTGGGGGCTTTTTTTATTTGCGAATTTCACACAATGGTAACATAAATCGTCAAGCTGTTGGTTCCTGGAACATGTCTATGATAACATTAAACCGCAGATGACATAGCAGTGGTATGGCGAGAGCAACAATACCATACGATTATTTTGACAAATACCTGAGCACAATCTATACCCGACCCGCTTTTCGGCAAGTCGGATTAGTGAAAAACTTCTATGGGAGACCTGTCGAAACTCCGGTACGCGCATATGACCGATCTACTGGCAATTACAAAGCAAACGGTTGGTTCGTAATAATCGAGTATGACATCCTAATCGGAATTGACAATCGCGTACTCCTTCCTGAATATGAAAAAAAATCTTTGAAGGTTTTCATACCCGACGAGTGAATGCCTTCACCTTCGGGCAATAAGAGCCGTTGAACCTATCTATCTTCCACGGTAAC